CCGGGTGTTGTTGCTGATCAGTGTTACATCAAAAGCGTCCGCCACAATCACCGTAAAATACTTCCTGTCAATTGCCTGAAGTTCTTCTGTGGTAAACATGATTACCACCTCGCTCCCGGCTCGGCTACCATCTGAGCCCTTATTTTGACTTTTTCAGCCTCGTATCGCTTCTGTAAGGCTTTCATCTCCCTCTCCATGAACTCAGCCTCTGCGGCTTTCACAGCAGCTCTCTCGGCTTCCTGGGTGATGATGATCTTGCCATCCTCGCAGGTGACGGAGATATAATCCCCGATATCAAAACCTGCTTCTTTAAGCCACAGTCCCTTAAGCATGATCGTCGGCGTTTCACGATACTTATAGCCGCTCTGTCCGTAAACCTTAACACTTCTCTTCTTTGCCATTAAGATTTCCTCCGTTTCTCAGATTGTCTTTGATTGTCAGCTACCGTTCCAAGATCATCGGATCCAGATCATAGGCACCACCTCCCTTCGGCGAAAAAAATAAGCTGCCAATGCTTTTACACATCAGCAGCTTTCGCTTTAGTTCGGTGTTTTATTTTCAGTTCTGATTTTTCTTTGCGTCCTTGATACGGTAGTAGTCTTCCAGATCCACATCGATCCTGACTTTCGTATCTGGTTTTCGGTTGCTCAAGAGGCACACGGTCTCGACGTGATATGTTCACTGATACCAACTGAATTTTGCTCTTTGTCAGTCCTGAAAAGGCTTTATTTATGCGGTTTTTCAACGTTGTTCAATGATTCAGTCTCTGGTACGCTTGCGCCTATATGTCTCAGTTGGTGGCAAAACGGTGGCAATACCACCCACAAATAATATCACCAGATCATGCCTGATATTCCCAGATCCTTCAGCCGTTTCAGCATCGCGTCAGCATTTGCTTTGCTGGCAAACGCCCCCGCCTGGACCAGCCAATACCCGCTTTTCTGGTACGTGTAGCTGTCGATCCCGTATGCCTTCAGCTTCAGCACCAGCTGATCTGCGTATTTTCTATCAGTGAACGTTGCCGCCTGGACATGATATACCTTCTTCTGCGGTTCCGCAGCGTTCGCTTTATTCTGCTGCGTTTCCGCAGCATACCTTGGCCGCGCGTATCCACGGATGTAGCCCCACCCGACAGGGATCACCCGCCGTCCGACAGCATCCTTGTAGTTGCCTTCAATTGTCGTGATCATGTTTCCTGAGACAGACTCAACAATCCCGATATGGTCGGAATATCCGTCATTTGGCTGAGTCTTCTGATCCCAGTTATAAACGATGATGTCGCCTGATTTCGGCGTAATTGTCCCGTCCTCGATCCAGATCCCAGCTTTCTTGAATATCTTGATGTGTTCTTCGACTCCACACTCCGTCCCGCCGATCAGTCCGACGGCGCCAGCTTTGATAAACGCCGCGGACAGGCAGGTATCGCACCAGGAGTCCGAGTATTTTACTGCATATCCTCGCGCCAGCGGCTTGTGCGAATTATATAGGTCAACAATCTTTTTATGCCTCCCATTTGCTTCGGAGTATCCGATCCATGATCTGTAAATATCAAGGATCTTGCCGGCAGTTACAGTAGACACTGGATCATCTCCCTTCGATGCAAACTGGTTAAAATACTGATACCCGTAATTCGCCCGCTCCTGCTTCATGGATTGTGCATTTGCCGGTTGTTCGAAGTGAGTCAGCACAGCATCAGAAGCTGTCTGAACGCTATTTGTGGATATCAATACAGAATAAACTGGCTTATAGCTGGTCTTCAGCTCCCTTATCAGGTATTCAAGTTGGGTGTCAAGATCTCCGATTGAGACGCCCTTTGATTGAGCGAGATCGTACAGCCCAGCTTTCCGGTTAGGCGACGTCCATTGAGCTATCCCGTATCCGTACTGTTTCCCCGGGATTGGATGGAGAAATTCAGATTTTGTGATTGCACCGGAATCAACCGCCGCCGTATAGGATTGATCTGAGTACGTCCTGCCGTGCTCCCTCAGTCGCTTCAGGCATAGGATTTCGACGCGGTTCGGGATAATGCCGGACTCAGCCTTGAGATTTCCCATCAAACCTGCAGCCCCTGCTGCTGTAAGCCCGCTCTTTAAAAGATAGTCCCAAACTTGCTCTGTCGTACTGGTCATCTTCCCCTCCCTCTACTCAGCTTGCCTTTGTTTCGGGTGTGCCGACCGCAACGGATTTAAGCAGGGACAAGACCCCAGCCAAACCCGCCGTGCTTGCCACCACCTTCCAGTCTACCCCGCCGATTGTTGCGGTACTTCCGATCGTGGCGATGGCAGCTGCAGCTGCTGCCTGGATCGCGGTCCACACCGCCCTGATAACATAGGACTTCACTTTTTCGCTCATTTTTCAATCCTCCATATTGTGAATTAGATATAAAAATACAGCGATGGTAACCACCGCTGCTGCCATCCGTAATATCATTTAATCCCCCGCTTTAGCAGATATGTCTGCATCAGATCCCGTTTCGCCTTCAATTCTGTTGTGTTATCCCCATTAATTAGTGCGTCCATCATGGCCAGGATGCACTGCTGCGTGATGATCGTTCCATCGTCAATCATTGCAAAATGACGGTCGCCGTCTTCCAGGCGCTCCGCGATTTTATCTACGCGGATCTCCAATGCCCGGATCCTGTCATTCTGTGACTTCTCCGGTGCCTTGGCGACTTTTACAGCCGTCTTTGCCAGTGTAAGTACCGATCCGATCAGCACAATTAGCTGCAGCACGTCCATCACCTGTCCAAAAATATTTTCCATTGGTTTGCCCTCCTGACTGGTTATACCGCGGCGCCTTTAGACCACAGCGTCGGCTGTGACTCGGATGGCTCCCAAACATTATTGTCGATCAGTGATGTCCATACGTACCCTCCATGAGTTACTTTGTTCCCTTTCATGTACGGGTTTGTACTGCCTGGCTGTACCCAGGCGCCTGCTTCCGTGCCTGACTGCCCTGGCAGTATTGCTGCAAACAGCGATGCAGCCTTGTCCGGCGTCCAGTCCGACTGAGACGTGTGTGCCTGCAACACTTTGTACAGTTTGCCACCATACTGAATCCGCTGATCCTTCGTGTATCCTACTTCGTTCCCTGACCATGCGGGGAAGTAGTCCGCGTAAACTGTGGCATCAGCATCAGCCAGACTGTCACGGCCTTTTCTGGCGAGCTCTGTAATCTTTTGCAGATCATCAGGCACTACTCCATCATTGTCAGCCACACTTGCTATAAGATTGTCGATTGTCTGCTGTCTTGCCACATCCTGCAGGCTTATGGTGAGCAGGACACCTCCGGATATTTTTTGCGCCTGGATCCCGGAAACAGCCTTTCCGGACAATGACTGGTCATCTAATGACGCTAGATCATATAACGCGATCTTCTTTACAATAGGATCACACGCAGCAAAGCTCTCCAGGACGAAAGCCAAGCTCGACTCCGAAGATGTAATCGCCACTTCATAGGTGGCTCCGTTAGTAAGCTTTAAAGTTTTCATGCTATTCTTCCTCCACAAAAAATGCTACCTCTTGGTAGCATCAATAGAACAAACAGTGGTTTTGCAGCCGTTCAGCAACAATATTTATTTAAGACTTACGTTATAACAGGGACTGGTACAAGTTATTTTAGCGTCAGTCCGCCATCTGGGGGCTATATACCAGTCTGCGCTACCAACGGTGACTGGGCTACTACAAGCATCAAAGTAACCCAAATCGTTAAACAAGGTGATGCTGCAACAGTAATATTGGACAATAACCTTCCCAGTGGGCAGCCTATTCGAGTTGATGTACTCTGGGCGAAAGGCTATGACAATTAAGCAAACAGTGGTTTAGCAAATAAATTAAACACCGCTGATGAAGTCTTCAGATTCTTTAACTCAGCATCGTATAACAATAATGCAAATTGGGCAGTTTTAACCGGGATATATAATACAACTCCAAGTACAGTTGGGGCCCCTGACTATGGCGTACTTATTGTATTTGCCGCGCCTTATCCAACAGCTGGATTCAACGGAAAGAACTGGATCCATCAGTTATGGCTAACTAACAATAACGTGGTACAACACCGGTTTTCGATAAATGCCACGGATGGTGGCAGCTGGGGCGCATGGACTACGCTATAAACAAAGAAAAGCTCCACTGATATAAATGACATCTGGGTATGGGTTGCTACTCGTCATTTTAAATGTAATTTTTCCTGGTTCAACTAGTACATCAGCGCTCGTGGTCGAATTTGTACAGAACCCCGACAATGCTGCATAGTTAGCGTATGGTGTATACGGTATGGTGGCAACCGTATAACGATTTCCAGCCGGATATCCTTCCGATGGTTGCACTGCTCCAGCATCTACATAACCTGAAATAATTACTAGCTTTCCAATTTTGATATAGTCGATCGATTGATTTTTAAATATTCCGAATGGCGTAGCCGTGCCAGATATGTTTGATAAACCACTGTTTAACGCAGTGATGTCGGCGGCATTTTTTGCGATCGCATCGTTTATCGCCTTGCCCTGGGTGGCATCGACTGCTTCTTTCCAAATTGCATCGGAGCATAAAAACCTGGTGGACGTGCCAGCTTGCGGTGCGGGGACGGTTCCCGCAGTCCCTGTTGTTGTGGCCGTAGCACCAGTCATCGGCTTTGTGCCATGCTGATCCACATACTCCTTAGCATCCTTTGCAGCAGCTGCTGCACTTTCTGCTGCAGCTTGGGCACTGGACGCACTTTGCGATGCTGCAGTTGCAGACTCTGAAGCGCTTGAGGCAGTGCTCGCAGAACTTGATGCAGATTCTGCGAAGGAAAGCGCATCACGGGCTGATTGTTTTACAGCATTTGTAAACCTCTGTTGGATTTCCTGTGTTGCGGCATTGATCTGGTCGATGAGGTCTTCGTAGTCCGTGACCCGTTTAACAACTCCGGGTTCAAAACAAATGTAGAGCGCTCGCCCTGTATCAGAATTCGGATCACCACTTGTAACTACAGCCAGCTCCCCGGCCACCAGTTTTGTCGGGTCAAAATCGGCGTAGTCCCCACGCCGCATCTGTATTGCCATGCTTTGCCTCCTCCTCTTACTCTGGAATCTTCGTTTCCAGGAACTTATACAAGGTGTTCGCAGCCTTCAATGTCTCTGGTGTCATCAGGACAACCTCTCCCCGTTTGTTCTGTGCAACAACGGTTCCGTTATCGTCAATAATGCTATACGTATACGCCGCCCTCTGTCCTTCTCCCGTTGTGTGGATCGCGAATGCTGTAATTTTCTTCATACTGTTTCTAAACCTCCTTCATAGTTGTTTACCATGTCGAGTACGTCAACAATAGATGTGTCATTTGATACCATGCTGCTCACGTCAAATCCATCCGTCCGTATAGGAAGGTCATCCGTCGGGCTCATTCGTTCCGATATATAACCCTTCTGAAGTGCTATCAACATCCAGTCAAATGTCGCCCCTTTTTCCCCGTGTACGATGAACACGCCTCTCTCTTTTTCTACCCAGTCTATTCCTAGTTCCGATGTCCTGGTGACCAGCACCTGATAGCCAATGTCTGCTTCGATCGTTTCCTCAAACACAGGGTCGAAATATATAGATACCTGCCCGTCATCCCCTATTGCACCGGACCCTACATCCGCAAAATGCGCACTCGCGGTCTCGAATGCGTTCATGCGGACGGTGCCATAGTGCTCCGTTTTTACAGCCCTGCTCTTACCGCCGTGCACAGTCAGTCCGTTACTAATGTTGACACCACCGGGAATTTGAAGAGTCCCGCCGTTTATCACGAGGTTGTCCTCGCCGGCGCTTCCATTCCTCTCCGATCCGATGCTTAATTGACCGCCATATTTCGAATATTGCTTCCACTGTATGCCAAGATAGCTGTTATCCAGATAATCGTTTGTGCCGAACTTTATATAGCCATCCATTTCCATCGAGGCGTGCATGGTAATCGGTACAAAGTTATACACCAAACTCTGCCTTGACGGATTAAGTGTGATTAGTGGCGCCACAGTCCCAGGAGCGCTGTCATAGTATGGGTTAGAATTCCTTACTAGTTTTGGGATCCCCTCCTGAAGGGGACTTGTACTGGTATCCGCTTTATAATACCCAAATGATATAAAGTTAAGCCCAGACCCGAAGGCCACCCCGTTGATACTTTCTTGTTCGCTTGACGTGGGCAATGACCAATCGGCCCTGTTCATAAGTACAGGCGTGATGGTCATCCAGTTGGATGTTCGATCCAGCACCGAGTCAGTTATTTCTTCCGAAAGAGCAGTTGTCCCCCGTTTGTATACAGCAATCTTTCCCCCGGCAAGCGCCGTCATGGCACCCGAGCTCCCCTGGTTGATCAAAGCTCCCTTAGTAGCAATCCCACTCCGGTTCCATGCTCCGATAAGTGTACTTTCATCATCCAGCACTCGTAATTGTCCGCTGGCATTATTCGCCCCGCCAAGTGTAAGGATCCCGCCATGAGCCCAGCTGAAGTTTAGGCCAACCACGGATAGCACGTTTGCGAGTACGTTTCCGTTTGAATCAATGCCGGCTTTCCAGGTCTTCCCTCCATCTGATGATACAGAAAAGACATTCCCTGATATCCGCCATAGATTTTTTGATGCCGTGACTGTTTTCTCATCATGGAGGTAGTAGATCCTACTCCCGTCATCGTTCTTTTGTTCCGTTACATATAAACCAAGCCCTTGAGAGATCAGGTTTGACAATGATAATGTTGCAGCCTCTATCGGGGATATCACCTGCTGCATGTCAGACTGCAGCTGTGCTCTTGCTTTTACTACTGCCCTTGCCTCTGAGCTGGAATAGGCACTATTGTTCCGGATTGGCGGATCTGCAGCGCATTTCATCACGGTTGATCCGCTGAAACTGTATGTGACATCGGTTAAAACGGTCTGATAGACGTTCCCTGCCCGGTCTATTACATTTGCTAGATCCATGGCTTCGGCCAACGGGTAGCTGATATAGCTTCCAGAAAACGGACGGAACCTGAACCCTACAACCTCTGCTGCGACTTTATCGACCAATGCCTGCTCGTTCCCGACAGCGATGCTGGACGTCACATCCAATACATAGCTTTCAGATACGACACTCGAATACTGCTTATCATCCTGTCCAACCAGACGCACCCCGGTTATCACTACATCATCGGCTTCTATGGCCAGATCCTGCCAGTCGTGCAGTGCATGGATCTTACTGAGGTTCGCGGCGGTCCCTGCATCAAACTGGTAACCTTTATTCCAAGGGTTGAAGCTCCCTCCATCTGCAGCGTCCCCGGAATCATATGGCTTCGCGCTGTCAAACACCCCGCCATTCAGGTTCCCGTCGCCAAAGATGTCCAGCGAATAACCAATAATGACAAGATGATTAGTGGCATCAAATTTTGCAACACCCCCGGCCAGCATTGCAACGTCCCCGAAAAATGTCCTGAATGTGACACCCTCTGGTTTCTGCTTGATCAGATACCCGTTGTTTTTGAAGTCCGTTGTATCAAGAGTTATCCCACAGGTATCGGCGGCATCCTTTGCGGCGACGGCCGCTGTGACCGGGAACACAAGCGATGATGTATACGGCTTATCCAGCTTATAGCAGTCATCCACTGCGGAAAGTGTGACCGTTGCCCCGTAAGATTCAGGTTTTATAACAGTATAGGTTCCAAGGTCATACCGTTTTATGGTGCCGTCGTCCATAACGAAATTCGTCCATACATGAACTTTCGCCCTGTCGAACGCATATTTCCTCCACCGATCATCATCATTCACGAGCGACAGGGTGACCGATTTAGGGATCACCACGCCCAGCGGGAAGGATGATGTTTCAGCGCTTTCCACTACGGTATTGTCCTGGAAAAAGTCATCCTTTCCCAGACTCCGTTTTGTGCCGTCTGCAAAAGTGATATCAGCAGTAGCATAAGAATCCGCCCGATCGAGCATTTGTCGGTTCAGTTCTGCGGTCGTACTTCTCATATCGGGTCATCTCCTGTCATCTTGAAGGACAGTGTCTGCAGCGTTTCGTCATTGTCTTTGATCGTTTTTATAGTAATGTCGCCCTGGCCTACATAAAAACTTCCGGTCTGCCATTTCCCTGTGTAGACAGAAAAATAATGGAGACTGAAATGCCGGCCCTTCGCAACCATTTTGAGGATCTTTGATGCTTCCGCGACGGGAATGTCCGTCGCCGTATAGGTAAGCTGTTCAACCGTAAAAAGCGGAGAAAATCTTCCTTTCCCTGACTGGGTCCTGGTAGATCCGGCAGAGAATGTAGTCTCAAAGTTCCACTGAAGACCCTCGTCAGGCTGGTAGATTTCAACGTCATTGATCTTTATTTTATCCTGTGCCATATCCCCTCCGGTTATGCGAATTCAAACGGATTACGTCCGCTTGTAATCTGCCGCAGTTTTGCTTCGCTGATCATCTCATCGAACAGTGTCCGGCGATTGATCTGTGCTGTGAATCGATAGCTTCCTCCCTGCCCGGATCCAGATTCTTCCCGCACAATTTTACGGAGAAGCGACTCAGGAGTTTCGATATTTGTCCCGCTTTTCTGATCCCCCAGAACAGCCATAAACGGCGCATTCGGCGGAATGACAGCACCCGTCGCAAGATATGGGATGCTGGGCGTATTAATCTTCGAGAGATTAAACCCGAATTTCTGTCCGCCTATCTTTGGCACCCAGTTTGGAATTCTGATTGATAAATGGTTAAGCATACCGATCACAAAATTGATCCCATTCGTCAGGGCATTAAGCAGGATATTAACAATTTTTATGATCCCGTTGATTGGCGCCTTAATCATCCTTTGTGCGGCTTTAAATGCTGACGCCAGACCGTCGGCCATCTTACCCCCTGTCTTTGATACTGCAGACATCATGTTCTGCATAGCCTTCGACACCAGGCCGGTAATGCCGCCCCAGATCGTGCCCGTGACTGTCTTGACTCCATTCCAAGCTGACGAGATCAACTTGCCGATCCCATCGAACGATGCACTTGCCAACCCGCGGATCCCAGACCATGCGGTAGAGAGCCCGGATTTGATGCCGTTCCAAATTGTGCTGGTCATGGACTTAACCCCGTTCCAAGCTTTTCCTATTACGTTCCCAACTGCGGTGAATGCTTCGGAGGCATTGCGCTTCATGTTTTCCCACAAGCTCTTCATGGTATTTACGATGCCTCCCCAGATTGTCTTGGCAAGGTTTGATATCCATTCCCAGATTTTCTTCAGTCCCGCAGAAATGGTGTCCCAGTTTTTCCAGAGCAGAATTGCGATCGCTATGGCCGCCCCGATTATCAGGATGTAGGGATTGAACGCACCGACAGCCAGCCCCAGCGCGGCTTTAAGTCCCCCGAGTGCACTGATGATTCCGGACAGCGTTGATACAAATTCCACGGCTGCTGATACAAAGGCCGCGATCTTCTCGATAAGGCTGACAATCTTCCACGCAGCGAAGAAAGATGCTATAACAATGGCGATTGTTTCAATCGTTTTCTTATGTTCCTGGCACCACTTTGCAAAGTTGGTCAGTGCCTTGATGATGCCGTCCCACACCGTAAGGAATATGCCGCCCGTCCATTTTGCGATAGGCAGGAGCACGTTGTCCCAGAACCACTGCCATAAGGGTTTGAGCGCTTCAATCACGGCATTCACGACCTTCAGTACCGCAGCGACCGTGTCAAGAAACCTGGGAACAACTTCGTTTGCCGTCCAGGTACCCAGAGGAACCAGGACATTCTCCCAGAACCACAGCAGCCCTTCACCAACATTGATAGCGAACGGTGCCAGGGCATCCCACAGGCCACTCAATGCCTTGTTTATCCTTTCAAAATTGACCTTCATCAGCCCGTTATTCAGGGCATCGATAAATCTGGGGATCCCCTCGCCCATCACCCATCTGCCGACTGGTACGAGAAAGCCATTATAAAAATCCCGGAGGGCAGTCCATGAAAATTCTCCAAGCCGCTTCAGTCCCTGGCCCCACAGGCGCTGCAGGGCTTCGATCGTAGGCTCTATGGCGTTTTTGAAGTCCTTTGCAAACTTCTGTATTTTCGCATCCGCCTGATCAAGGAGCGTGTTCCCTTTGGCGATACTACCATAGTCAACAACTGCAGGTGCAGCTGTTCCCGTTTTTCCGCCGCCTCCGGATACATCAGAAGTTGGGATCGCGTTTTTCTGGTACTGGCGGACTTCATCAAGTCCTGACAGATAACTCTGCTGTTGCTTCTGCGCATTTTTTACAGCTTTCGCGGCTCTATCTGTTGCCCCTGCATAATTGTCCGCGGCGTCAGACGCATCGGAATACGCGTCCGCCACGCCTGTCACAGGACTGGCTCCTGAGCTTGTAGCAGTATCCTGCTTTACGCCGGTGATAAGAGCCGTAAAGGCTTTGAATGCGCTCGCGACTTTATTCAGGCCTGACAGAACCGCATTAATTACCCTCAGAACCGGCGTGAACACATTTATAAGCCCCTGCCCGATATTTGCCTTAAGCGACTGAAACTGCAGGCTCAGAACCCGGGTCTGGTTCGCCCAGCTGTTCGATGTACGGGCAAAGTCTCCTTGCGCATCAGATGTAACCGATAACAGGTATTTGTATCGAACCAGCGCCTGCTGTTGCTGCGTCATTTTGCTGTACGCTGTGTCCATCCCCTGTGCCAGTCTGAACTGTTCAAGATTGGCCTCAGACAGATTAATCCCCAGCTGCTTCAGCGGCTCAGTTTCGCCGGATATTCCTGATCTGATTTTTTCAAATGCAGCATCAGTATTCAGGTTATAGAAGGATGCCATGTCTCCGGCTAAGCCTGTCAGCTGCTCTGACATCGCAGCCGCCTGCTGTTCTGTATAGCCCATGGACTTCAGCATTGCACCCAAAGTAGATGCGTATTGCTTTGCCGAGAGCTCAGACAGCCCGAATTTTTCAGCCGCGGTTGATGCAAAAGCATTAACACTCTGCGCCATTGACCCGAACGTTACATCAACGACATTCTGGACTTCGGTCAGGTCAGACCCCAGCTGTATGCAGGACCGTACAAAACCTATAATTTTTGATACTGCAAACGCTGCGGCAATCGCCGCGCCTACACGTCTGACTGTCTTCTCCAGCCCGCCAAGCTGGCTCTTGATATTGGATACGCCCCTCTGCACACCGCCGGTGTCCACGTCGGTATATAGCGTAATCGTTCCGTCGTTCCCGGCAGCCATGTAATCACCTCTTCTCCAACCCGAATAGTTTTCTCAGCTCCTGTTTTTCTTCCGCGCTGCGTTCTTCCTCGTGATTCAAATCAACAGATGCGCGATTATCCTTATAAAAATCCTGTTCCCATTTTTCGAGCTTCTCGCCCCTGGCTTTTTTCAGCCTGACATTCACAATTTCGGAAAAATAGCTCTGCCCGATCTCCTGGTAATAGCCCAGGAATGACCACCAGTGCAGGTAGGGCAGCGCACGAATCTCCACGCCAGCGACTCGGTTCACTGCAGGGATGATTACAGGCGCGTCTTGTTTCCAATCCATAACCCGTGGACGACGTTTTCCATCGTCCTTCATTCCCATATCAATAAATTCGCAGCCTTTTCTAACCGCTTCCTCCGTGTCTTCCGGGACATTCTTATAAAGGATGCCAAGCAGTACTGCGGTTTTTCCGATGTCGTCCAGCTCCGGATCATTTTCAGCTATCAGGATATCCAGAATCGCCCGGAAGTCCGTCCGTATTGCATAGTCCCTGCCGTGGATTGTCAGGGACGTTGGAAGATCATACGGACTCATATTTCTTTGTGTATTTCTCAACTGCGGCCTGCATCTTCTTCTGCCGCTTTTCCAGCTCCGGCTTCACCGCATCCAGGATTGCATCCATGACATATACCGCAAACATTTCCCCGGACGGCAGGATCGTTGTCGGCGTCATAGGCGCAATAAACAGAGTTTCCGACGCAGGATAGCCAAGCAGTTCATCAATAAGTTCCCGGATCTTCCCATCATACTTTTCAAGATCTCCTGCTCCCTCCGGTGCTTCCTGGCGCATCTGCTCAATCTTGGCGGCTGCTGTGCTACATCTTGCCGCAAGTCCTGCATCCGACGGGTTCATCCGGAACGACGCAAAGATCTTTCCCTGCGAGTTTTCAAAATTGAAATCCAGGATACCGTCATCAATCTTCTTGGTTATTGATCTGCTCATTTACGCTCCTTTCACGCGCCCCCACCTGCAGTCCCTGCAGTAAAGGTTGGATTGCCCGTTTTCAGTGACGCCAGTGTGACGGTTCCTTTCACCCACGCACCATCCTCAGATACCGTATAGGGTATGTTCAGATATGAAGAATCGCCGCCATAGGACTTCGGCTTGATCAGAACCTCCCGGACATAGGCAAGGGCTGTTGTTGCCTCCGTGCTGTCTACAATGACTTCCATCATAAGGGTCTTGCACGCGTCTCCCTTCTTTCTTTCCATCGCAATATCCCGCAAAACCGGATACAGCTTCTTATCCGGATCCGCATAGAACGGATCCGCTTCCATAGACGGCTTATACCCGTTATCGGTAGTTTTTGTCTGGCCAAGGATGTTCTTTTTCTGGTCTGTGTCTGCATTCATATCTACAGACATGGACTCGATATCATCGCCGACAATTTCCCATACCGCCTTTGATACATTACCCACGCTGACGTTCATCGCAGTATCAATGAATGTCGCCATGGCTTCACGCTTCAGCTTCATACTATTTCCTCCTGAATTGATTTTCACTGTCGTCCGTATACAGGACCCTGCATTGGATCATGTACCGGGCGATACCTTCTTCTGCGTTTACTGCTGCCAGATTCGGCATGTTCTGCAGTACCTCGATTTGCTCAACGGTGCAGTCCCTGCCCATGTCCGGAAACGATTTTGTCTGGTTCTGCTGATCAATCCAGTCCATGAACGCCTGGGCGAAGTTCATTGCCTCGAGATTCAGATCATCTCCCGGATCCGTCGAATATGGCCGGACAATAATAAATGACAGCCCATAGGCTTTTCGCTTTCTCCCGGTTACAAAGCTTTTCACAACCTTATCGGAGTAGTCGGTTATCATGCCGATGCTTTCCTCATCTGGCGAGTAGTTGAACAGCAACCTGCCGGCCAGTTCCTGGACTTTTGGCTCAAAATAGGCTTTGACTGTATCGTGCTTGCTCATCCCCTGTTCCTCAAATAATTCTCAAATGATGTCGTAACATCGCGCTTTCTGGCAGCCCACATCGCTTTATCCCAGTGCGACGTGGCAAGCGGGTGCCTGAACTTGCTGTACTGCAGCTTTCTCCCGGTCGGTTCTTTATGAGGAGGGCTTTTAAACCCGATAAGTTCCCCATTTTTGTAAACTGGGTAATTGGGCCCATACACTTCCCCTTCATACTGGTAGTGCGCATATGGGGAATTGTAAGTAATCTCGCCATGATTTGCCGTTGATGTAATTCTGACATTCTGAGCCAGTACGAGATTCATGGCCGGGACATAGGGATCCATAAACCGCTTGCAGACAGTCGCAAGATAGAGCATCTTCTCGCGGCCCTGGACCTTTCGGCCTGCAATTTCTTTTCCGCTGTCCATCTGCAGCTCTATCCTCATGTCACCCTCCCAGTCTCCAGTGCCTATCCATCAGGCGCTGTGTATTGTTTGACACAGCAGTCACCTTGAACGCAAAAGGCTTATTTTTCCTCAGCACTTCCACTGATCTATGGCCGGCTGCCTTATCGTCAATCAAATCGGTACACTCACCAAGGATGACAATGTCGTCCAGAGACACAGCAAATCCAGCCCCCGCAACGCTTTCCGGGATCCGCGCAATGTATGTGTTGGATAGCGCTGCCTGCGTCGATGAAAACCCTACTGCTTCTTTGGCCTGAAAAAAGCATCCAGTATACACTGCCCGGTTCCAGGCATTCCCTGATTTGTGATACACAGTGATCGTCTGTGTGTAATTTGGATTAAGACTCATAGCAGTTCGTCCCCGCGTAAAGAAGGCCGGTACGGGCAAGGTACAGCCGGCATAGCCGTCTTATTTCTTTCCGGACACCGGATTCGGTATACCGTGACTGCGTCAGATCAACAGACCCGGATTGTCCATCATTTGACCAGCTTGCCAGGGGCCCTGCGAGTCCCTGGCCGGTGTAATCATGTGACAGCCTTGCCGCATTACCGAGTACCTCTGCAATGGCGCATGCGCAGTCCTTTACCTGGGAAGGCAGCTCCTTAAGCCGGCTGACGCGTCCCATAGTCGCCTGATCAAGCTCAAGCTCAGCCATTCGCTCAAACCTGAGAAATTCTCCTTCAGACAGGCTGCCTTCTCTTTCACTGAAGCTGCTCATATAGTAGCCATAGTCTGCATACGCCATTTAGAATCACCTCCGAATCAATCAGACGCCTGCCTTAAGATATGCAAACGGGCATCTCTTGGACTTATCTGCTTTCAGGGCGTTAATCGGGTTCGGGATCTCCCATCCAAGGCGCATCACCGCCCGTAATGCGACCATGTCATTCTGCATCAAGTTGTATGCAATAGTGCCATCAGTGTTCTGGACCACGCCCTCAGTAAACAGCTTGTACGTCATATCCTGGCGGATCGAGTACACGAGCTGGCTGAAATCCCCGGAAATCATCAGCGCCTTGGATTTATCAAAGGATCCATTGTTTGGGAAATTCATCGGAGCCCCATCAAGCGTATAGTTTGTCCCGGTCTGCATGTCAGACCGGAAAATGGGCTGCCCGGTTGTATCTTTCAGCCCGCGGAGCTTCGCCCTCATGCTGATATCAGCCATATGGCCGTTAACAAAGTATCCGGAGTCCTCGACCTTTGCGATCACGCCATCCTCTCCCATGATAGACGTGTACAGATCGCTTCCGAGCGTCACAACCGAACCCGCTGCTGTCGCGGTTTTCACGATGTCGTCTCTCCAGGAGGACGGCTTTTCCGCACCAAAAAGGACGGCACCGTCAATCTTCTTTCCGAAGGCCTCCTGGATTCTCGGACGCACTTCAGCCCAGATGTCATATTCAGCATCATCGAGAACCGCTTCCGGGATAGGAACGATCACGGCGATCTCCTCAGCCGTAATAACCTTTTTGTCCCAGGCCTGGTTAGTAGTTTTCTTCTGGCCGGTGTCCCCATTGACAAAGTAGGCAATGGGCAGCATGTCAAGCACCGGCATCCGGTACTGCCGGGACGTCATATTCTGCAGCCTGCGCCCCCGGGAGAGAACCGCCGACTGGGCGATTATTCCCTGGATAATTTCATTGGACTCCTGCACCGGGATCAGTGCATCAGCCCCTGTCCGGTCGATCGCAGTCGCATCGGTTTCAAAAATATGAAGATCCATCAGTTTTCTGTTGTTCATAGTCATTCCTCCTTAACGTCTGGCAGCGCGTCGAATCAGATCATTGATACCTGCGTATTTACTTTCGGTACTTCCCTCTCCTCCTGAAGAAGTTGACGTATCCACCCGGTATCCTGCCTGGCAATACCTGGGATTCTCCTTAAGGAACTTGTCTGCGGCCTTTTTGAAATCTGTCTTGTCATCCACCATCTGCCCAACCTTGAAAGCGACATAATCGAGATCATCAGATGACACCTTCTTATCCCTCAAATAGTCCCTGTTATCCCGCTCTTCAAGCTGCTTGCGGTAGCTGTCACGCTCCTGCTCAATCTGGGCGATGTTCGGCTGTCGCGAAGCTTTATCATTCCGGTATTTTTCCAAAGCAGATTGTGCTTCCTGTTCGGTAAGTCCCTGCGTCTTGAAGAAATTCCGGAGGGCCTGTTTCTCAGCCTGCTCTGCCCGGTTTGTCGCGATCTCATTCAGCTGCTCGTACGTAAAAGTTCCCCCTGTGTGGTTTTCCCCGGAAGCACCTCCCGCATGCCCCCCAGAAGGCACCACAGGACTTCCGGATGCCCCGCCTTCCCCGCTCTCATCAAACAGGTGAAGATCCATCATGTGTTTAAACTTCATAGTTCCTCCGTTTTTATTGGCAAAATAAAACCACCCTCTCAGGTGGTCAGACAAACTTAATACAATTGTACTGTTCATTGATAGCGGCGATTCCAACGAACCAGGAATCCACCAAAAGCTTGCCAGTGTCGGACAGCTCCTGCCACTCAATGACTGTCCGGCCGCAGCCGGTGTCCGCACGGATCCGGTTATTGGTCAGCTGTTCCATTGACGCGATCAGCGTGCAGGTCAGCGCTGAAATTGCGCTACACACAATATCCTGTCCACGAATGCTGCAATCAGCATGTCCGTTCATCCGGATCCCCTTATCAGTGATTTTTACTCTGATCATCTTTTCTCCTGTTCTGTTTTACCACATGAAAAAACCATCACCTTGTGGGTGATGGTTCGCTTGGTTTAAACACAAATCACTTCGTCTGATAGATAATTGCCTTTTCCGCGGCATACATCTTGTCTCGGTCGTTCCGATCCTGGATTAAGCAATACCTCATACCACCTGTATCCTTGCTGATGATAATCGGTTCGGGCAAATCGGGCTCCTCGCCCCCTCCTGTACCGGAAGGCCTTGCCTGGAAAATCCATTCTGTACCAGCGTCGCCGGCTACAGCAACTCCAGGAAGCCCCCACTTGCGGTAGCACCGATCGACCTTAGCTAATGCTTCCTTAAATGTCATCGCTGTCACCTCTTTTCACAAGCGGCTATGCCCCTGTCTGATATGTCAAGATTGTCAATCCTGCAGTATTTTATTTCAGCAGCCTGCTTCATACATGCGTCTTCTATATTTTTTATGATAGCACCATTTTGCGGGTCCGCATAGACTACCTTCCCCTCTTTTTTATACGCAATAAACGTATGATTCGGGCGCTTTGCAAATATGGATTCGTGATAGCGCACAGCAATTTGTACCCTCCCCGATTCCGGGAGCTGCTGAAGAATAAAGGCATCAAGTTCATCTTTCCCGCCTGTAAGAGTACTTACCTGAGGGTTTTCCCATGCTGAAAACGGTTCCTGTGCTAACTTCCGGTTTTCTTTCTTGGCACGAGCTATAACATCGTATCCGCGAAAACGCATTTCTGCGGCCACCACACAATTTGCACAGTTAGAACTGTATGGGAGTTCCATGCTGCTATACGGCAGATGCTCATATCTTGGATTTGCACTTTTAACAGCATCTTCTGTAGAGATCTTCATTGTCTTCTTCCATGTCTTCGGGATCCCTTCATAGACCTCCAGGCTCACATCAGTCTTTTTCCGAGCGGATAGCCCATCCTGGTAAATTCTCTGTTTCTGCAGCGGAAGATTCATCGTCTTACTAAAAGCCTTGTACTGCTGCAGCGTTTTCTGGTACCGCCCCTGTGCCAATGTAATCTGCTCATCAATCCTCTTCAGCTGCCCTTCGTCTGTAACGCCATCCTTCCCTTCCCGGAGAAGCTGCGCATCCGCCCTCAGTTTCCTGCATTTGGTTTCCAGCTTCCGTTGCTCCTGCAACGCCTGGTACGTGTCATATTGCTTGTCCCCATATGATACCGGTACGTTCTCCCGTGCATGTATCTCAGATAACTCCTTATCGGTATAAGTTCTGATATCCACCCCTGGGATGAACGGGTTGTAATCATGATAGCAGTTTACCCCGTGCAAACCTGTCACGGATCCCAGACCGCAAACAGAAACCAGCTGCGCCTTTGTCCATACCTTCCCCTCCCATACCTGATGGGTCGGTCGCGCACCAACATGCACTGTGACCTCATAGCTGTCCGTATGCAGGTCTTTCGCAGTCTGCTCCATAATATGCCCCTGCACCTGCCTGAAGCCTGTCATAACAGCCCTGCGGGCGGCCACAGGAACACGATTATGCCGCCCCGAATCAAAGTCTATCCAGCGTAATCCCGAGCGTGTCATGTCGTCGATCGTGCGACGGAGCACTGATGCATAGTCGAACGCCCCGCTGTGGATGTCCATCATCGCGTTATCAAGCTCGTTCTGGTAAAACTGTGTCAGCTTCGTCGCGTGAAGATGTTTCCCTGGTTCTTGCTTTACAAATCCCATGGATCCGGTAATCTGCCTGAACTGGTTTTTCGTCTGTTTCTTGACTGCTGCGATCAGTTCCTGTAACGCAATGTTTTCATCAAACGGAATTTGCCGGATTCCAAAAGCCTTGTATCCCCGTCCCTGCTTCATATATTCGCGGTATACATCGTCGGAGTATATGCGGTCCACTTCCTGGTCTGATGCATTAAGAAGATCCTGCACCCACTTCCGGATCTGATCTGCACCCATGCCAAGCTGCTGGAGCCGTGTGAACTCCCAGTCTGCGGATGCGGTAGAAAAAGAGGCCTGACGGATCCGCCGGACAATGTCATTCATAATCCGTTCTTCCAGCCTTCTCGTTAGGGTCTCCATCCCTTCTGGAATTTTTTCAAGTTCACCCTGGGTCATTCAATCACATCCTCAGCCCCCACATCGACCATGCTCTTGGCCGTTGCTTCGTCCTCGTCATACCACTTCATCCGGTATTCCCAAAGGGGCATAGCTCCGATTGCTACGTCCTGCCGGTCACAGTTTCGTTCAGCATCCTTATCCTCAATAATTGAGTCATCAAAATGGATGTCAATCTCTGTACTTTCATCAAGATTTTCCCCACATGCATTCCCAAGGCGTATGATAATTCGTATCAGCTCTGTAAGCGCTGATTCCAGGATAACCTCATGCTTGGTCAGTCTTCGGTACATATCAGAGTTCTCTGAAATGACTTCAGTAGCCGTTCGGACCTGTCCAGAATCAAACCGATAATGCTGAGAGCCAAATCCGCATTTCAGTGAAAAGTAATTCAGGTCATCGTTGATCGCTTTACTGTGCTGATCGACACGGAGTGCCATGTCGATTTCTTTGATCATTCCCTCATTCTTGTCGGCATAGTCGTCCGGGAGCTTGTAAAACACGGTGTCTTCCGGATCGAATGCCGGTGAATCGTCAGTATTTTTTAGCATCTCAGGAGCTACAAAAATCCGTTTCCTGCCCAGCTCAAATTCATTGCTGTAGGAATCGTATTTGATGTCAAGAGACCGGAGAACGTCAATCGCGCCTGAATATATCGCGACGCCCATGGGGTTACTCTCATCCGTATCTGCATTGTTTGTGATATTCAGCCGCTGGACTGTAAACTGACGATCCGGCGATCCTGTATTGATATGCGCGGCAAGGTTTTTGAATGGCCGGAGCTGTTTCCATTCGTCTTGTGGCAGCTCCTTCCAGGTTCCTCCCCCGGACATGCACAAAACCACGCTGTTATCAATGACATAATTACCGTCAGATCCCAATCTGTGGTGCTGCAGCTGGATATATTTTTTCCGATTCACTGTTTTCGGAAATGCAAATATGCACTCTGTAATCCGGTCGTTAGTCCATGTTACAGGGAATATGTTCTCCGCGCTCACATAATCAATGCCTACCCGGCCGGATACAATCCTGCCTTTGCTATCCGACACGGCATCGTACAGATACGGAACAAACGCGATCGTTCCCGAATAGGCCATGCGTTCCTGGTAATCATTCCCCAACACCCAGAAATTGTTGTTATCCAGCACACGCAGAACATATTCAGATGTCCTCTGGTCTGCGATCACAAAATGAACCCGCTCGTTCAGCAGGAGATCCGCTATATCCTCGCACGCTTTTTTCGCCATCCCCAGGGATCTGCGTCTGCGCCGAACCTTTGTCCCGTGACCAGTGTACACATAGTAGCTGCTATGCCTCGGGACATTCCCGTTATACCAGCTTTTCCATTCCGCAATTTTGCGATAAAAGGACGCATCCGCCGTCTCTATCCCTTTCATACGGAAATAATCAAATATCGTCATCAATGTCCTCCTGGTATACCGGGTTTTTCCAATCAAAGTCTTTAGGCTCAGCCGGCAGCCATCCCTTAACACGGTGCCACACGCCGCTTACCATGTACCGGATGCTGTCCATGCAGTGATCATCAACCTTAACCGGTACTTCCTTTCCCCTCTCGATAGACTTCCGGTCATATTCGTAAGTGCCAAACTCCTTAATTGCCATCTTCTGATTCGGGCTTACCTTCAAACAGCCGAACGCCAGCACCTTCTGAACCCGGTTAATTCCAGTAGCCACATCGTTATCAGCATTTCGAATACGGATCTGGAAATCTGTCTCATCCACTGCCAAGCGCTTAATCTCTTCTTGAAGCCCCTGTGCAGACGGATCCAGATAAAAATAAAAGACCCTGCAGCCATATCGATCATGGACATGGTGCATCAGATCTATCGCGTCCTGGGCGTATTGTGACGGGCTCTTCTGCTTACCGGTATCCCGGCCGCTATGGTAGAACTCGGCAAGCCCCTGAAGACGGTGCCTGTAGTCATCAATGCCAAAAACCTGGTAGGTCGTGGCATTCTGCTGCCCATAATCACCACCAATATAGCAAAGCGGATACTGCCGATCTTCCGGCGGCTTTTCGATACAGGCGTTTCCAAACATGTAGTATATCAGTTCATCAACCCCGACCGATTCTCCCATCCAGGCCCATCGGTACATCTTCGGATCAACCTTGCGCATTGTATCCGCTGACTCGATCAGATCAGGGCCGAGCCAGGCAGCCGGGACATCCTGATACGTCACATGGATATGCAGGCAGTCATCCCTCGTCTCCATTTTCCGGCACCATTCGTTTATCGGGGCATTGGGATTCTTTGGCGGATTATACATGTACAGCATCTGGAAGGATCCCCGATTCCCACGGATGAAGGTCGCTTCAATGTTTACCAGCTCTTCTTCGCCTTCCCCGTCATCGAAGAACTCCGTCAGCTCATCTAATATGACCAGCTTGATGGGGTGGCTTTCATCAATGATTCCTTTCGTGTCATCAATCCCATCCGATCCGGAAAAGTAGATCGTCGTCCCATTTCTGATGTATGTAATCTCCATCGGGCTCTTCAGGATCTGAAAGCACTTCTTTGGCAGCTGCAGACGGTTAATCCCGCGCAGCATTTCCTTGTACACTGTCTTCCGTAGCTTGTTGTGATGCTTTCTCAGTACTACCACTGACCCGGTGTCATCCGATATGATTTGAGTGACGCTGCGGATTGCGGCAAAACTCGATTTAGTTCCCGCTCGGCCGGAGGTCAGTATAACGTGTTTGATTGAGCGGTCATACAGGAGCCTCCGGTATTTCGGAATAACCAGATCATCAACCACTACTGTCTTCTTTGCCACGGAATACCACCTCTATGCCATCATCGTCCCTATCCTCCTGAACCTTGTCACCCCACAAACCAAGGTGTTTTCCAAGAAGATCCAATGCCTTAACCTTGTCGGCCAGCTTGACCTCACGTTCTGTCATATCACCCTTATCACTGGACAGGGTTTTAACCTTAACTGACTGCACACATGCAGTATCATTCCTCGATGCAGACGCTTTGATAGTAGCATCTTTATCATTAATGACGTCAGCTGCATTCACAAAGCCGATTCTTGCCAGTTCCAAAAGAACCCGGTCGGCAGTCACACCCGTCCGTTTTGACTGTTCTGCCATTCTTTTTTTCACTTCTGCTGATACTCTAGTTTTTCCCAGTAGCTCACTCCCAATCTTATCGGCATTTCGGGGTGAATATCCTGCACGAATTGCGGCTTGTGTGGCGTTCAGGTCAATCAAATATTCTTCAACAAATCTTTTTTGTTTATCTGTCATCCCCTCACTCACCACCTTCCAAACAAAAAGACCGCTGAAGGTAGGAGATGCTAGCACCCTTCAACGGTCTAAAGTAAATTTTCACCCAATCATATTATCACATTCCTATTACGGATTGTTTCGGATAACTTCGGCAAATGCAATTAGTGCCTGTCCGTGTAGATCACAGACATAGGTATAATTATAATGCATGTCAACTGATATCTGTTCAAATGACTTTGTGTGTCCATTTTCATCAGGGACATAACGGTCAAACAAAATCCTGATATATCGCACATCAGACAGTTCATGAATCTGATTGATGATTTTATCCTTCTGGTCAACATAGTCATCAATCATCTTGTCGATTTCTCGTTCAATATCGAGATACTTAACAATCATATTTTCCTGAATGTTTGCCGGTGAAGTCTGCACACGTTCCGAATCACAGGACATTCCCCGGCCTTGAACAATACTTCGTAGCTGTGCAGATTCTTCAATTTTCTGGTTAATCTTCGTGTCAAGAATCTGAAGCTGAAGCAGATATTGCTTTGCACTCATATTTCTGTTCAAGTTAAATTTCTGCATCTTGTACACCTCAATATCTTAAATCTTCAGTAAAGTCTTCTTTTCTGATAAATTCATCGTCATCCTCCTTTGAAGGTTTGTACGGACAATCAAAGCAGTTACACACTAATGTTGCAGTGTTTTCATCCCAGTAATAATCATCACCACACCCGCGGCATTCATAACAGATATCGTAATTTTTCCAGAACTCATCTTCCTGATTCATCGTCCCCTCCTCTCTTTCAAAATCTCAAGAACAGCCTCCTGTGTTGTATGCTTCCTATGAAGGCTTGCAAGGATCTGTTCGTCCACTGTCCCCTTCGCGACTATTTGATACACAAGAACAGGCTTTTTCTGTCCCTGGCGATGGAGCCGGGCGTTTGCCTGGCTGTACTGTTCAAGGCTCCAGGTCAGCCCGTACCACACAATGACGTGGCCCCCGTCCTGTAGGTTGAGCCCGTACCCGACAGAAGCCGGGTGAGCCAGAAGAACCGGAACCTTCCCATCGTTCCACGCTTTGATGTCTGACTCCGTGTGAAGCGGACGCGCATCCGGCAGGACATCCATAAGATGCCGGCCATCCTCCTCGAACTGGTAGAACACAAGCACCGGTCCGTCCGCCTGTTCGATGATCTCCTGCAGTGCCTCTGTCTTGGCCTCATGAATCCGTGTTGCCTGATGGGCGTCGTCGTATACGAACCCGTTCGCAATCTGTGTCAGCTTTGCTATGAGTGCCGCTGCGGAAAGCGCCGATATTTCAGTAGCATCCAGCTGCAGCAAGGCATCACGTTCCATTGCCCGGTAAAGCTTCTCTGCCCGATCCGGGAGGTCCACGCCTACCATGCTATCAATCTGTGTCGGAAGCGTCAGGTAATCAGACGCTTTCATGGACACGGTGATATCTGATATACGCCTTGTGATCTCCTGCATTGCCCCCGGGAGCGGATTGTATTGATAAACCACCCCCTGAGGACCCATCTTCGCCGGGCGAAAAAACGTTGACCGATACCTGCCGATAAATGGTCCGAGTCTCTTCCCATTGTCGAGAAGCCGGATCTCAGCCCACAGGTCCATTAGGGAATTAGCCGCCGGAGTTCCTGTCAACCCGACGATCCGGCGCACGTACGGCCTTGCCTTCCGCAGCGCCTTGAATCTCTGGGACTGGCTGTTCTTGAAGCTCGACAATTCGTCAATAACAACCATGTCAAACGGCCACCCCTGCTTCTGATCGGACAGGTACTCTAAAAGCCATTGTGTATTCTCCCGATTTGTCACATAGACATCTGCAGCCTGGGAGAGCGCCGCTTTCCGCTGATCCGCGCTCCCAAGTACTTTGCTTATCCGCAGCTCTTTAAGGTGATCCCATTTCCCGGCCTCACGACTCCAGGTATCTTCTGCGACCCGAAGCGGAGCGATCACCAGGACCTTCTCAACCTCGAAGCTGTCATACATCAGAGACTGCACAGCAGTCAGAGTGATAACTGTTTTCCCAAGTCCCATATCCAGGAACAGCCCTGCTTCCGGGTGGTTAAGAATAAAATCAATGCAGCGTTTCTGGTATTCATGCGGTATGAACTTCATGCCTCCCACCTATACTCCGGAAGCCTCTGCCCGCAGCTCGGGCAGTATCTTGCAGTCATGGTCACCCTCTGGCTGCAGACAGGGCAGTGCCCCGTATAGTTCCCCGGAGGCTCAATCATCCTCCTGATCGCATCGGCGCCATCCATAAGTGCCATACGGTCATAGGCCATATTTGTATCTGCGGCCATTGCTTCAAGTATTTTCGCCTCATCCAGTCTTGTCATCCCGAACCTCCCTCAGAAAGTTTCTGACGTCCTCTGCGCCGTATAGCACACGGACATTGCATCCCAGTCTCCTCATTCTGCCGATCTGAATCTTCTGCAGACCGGAGAGCTTCCCGGTGTCCTGCTTCAACTCCACAAAACAGATTCTTCCTCCCGGCATGACGACTAACCTATCCGGCACACCGTCATTGCCAGGGGATACAAATTTATAGGCCACGCCTCCAGCTTTCCTGATCCCCTGGATCAGGATCCGCTCAATGTCTCTTTCGCGCATGTAACCAGCTCCCCCAAAAATCCCTATATATTCACAGGTATAGTATTAATGTGTATATATACGGTTATTTATTCATAATTTCTAAAAAAGTCTTTTTACTTTATTTGCTAGTTACAAGTATTTAAATAAGGAAGAAATCCAATAAATATAAGGGTTTTCGCTGTAACTAGCTGTGTAACTAGCTATGTAACTAGCTCTTGGCAGTTACACTTGCTTTGTAACTAGCGATTTGCTGTAACTAGGCCACTGGCTACAGTATTTAGCCCTTCACGAATACCTTTTGTACGCCATAGATTGGTATCCTTTTCGAAGCTCCGTCGTTGCCCCAGCCCAGCTGTTTCAGCATCTTGGAGATATCGTCCGAGTCACTCCGGCGCTTGTCCGCCGGGTTCTTCCGGAAGCATTCCGCCCAGATCTCCATCACGCTGACCTCCGTCCTCCTGTGCGTCCCTTCCGGGGTATCCTGGTCAGCAAGCCATATCCGCCGGGCATCCAGATCCATCCTGTCCCAGTTGTCCGGAAGCGGCGTATCGAGATATACCGCCACAATCCCTGCCCGGTCGTCCTGCTCAGTTGCCTCCGCCTGGCTGGCTTCCGCCAGTACCTTGACATCCTTTGTCAGCTCCAGCGTCTCACCAGCCCTATACCAGGTCAGCACCTCCGCCCAGATCTGCCCGATGTCGTCAGAACTTAAGTCCCATGCTCCGCGTTTCGGGTCGTTCCGCCTGCGCTTGCAGCGCACAGGCCAGAACCTCCGGCTGCCTGTAGGGTCGGCCAGGAAGTCCACATTATTGCCTGTCCCGATGAACACGCAGGACCTGGGGAACTGTTCCACCCGTTTCGCGTACGCCGGCCGGTATTTGTCGACTGACCGTGACAGGAAAGACTTTACAGACTCTACATCCGTTTTCCGGAGGCCCTTCATCTCACCGATCTCCATGATCCATTCCCCGCGGAGCTTCTCCCCTGCCTGCTTCTCGTCCCGCATATCATCAAATGACAGGGCATCAGAAAACCAGGCTCCGCCAAGCTTCGCCGCTATCGTCGATTTCCCGATCCCCTGATCCCCTGTAAGCGTGATACACCAGTCGAACTTGGCGCCCGGCCGGTAGATACGTGTCACAGCCCCGAGCAGCCACTTATGCGTCACACCTCTGACATAAGGCCCATCATCAGCGTCCAGATAGTCGACAAATAGGCTCTCGGCCCTCCTTACGCCGTCCCATTCCGGAAGACCTTTGAAATACTCCTGGATCGGATGGAAACGTCGTGTAAGGGACACTTGTGTCAGCACATCCTGGATATCATTCCGCTTGAAATCAGCGTATTTCTGTGAAAGGTAGATATTCAGTCCGGAATCGTCCGAGTTCTTCCACAGCCCCTCCCCGGCTTGCCAGGGTGCAGGTGTCGCATTCTCAATCGACTGCGTGAAAGCATTGAACCGGATCCCGCTGAGCTGGTTATCGTTCAGCAGGATGATCATGAGGTTGTTGACACTCGGGACTATGGCGTTCTTTACCCGGTCAAGGTGCTCCATCCACCCGTCCGGAGTCCCTGTCTCACCTTCAAAGACAGCGGCCATCTTTGCCAGTCTCTCAGTGTCCGCTGTCTTCCCGCAGGCCTTGTCTTTGTTGACAAGCTCTGTCATCCGCTTATAGCTTGGAAGCTTTGTACCTGGGGTCCCGTCCTTCGCGTCCCGATCTTCATCCCCGAAAAGGTGGATTCGTACCAGATCAAAGGCGTTAAGATCCAGCCCGTGCACGGGATCCGTGCTGTGGTTTGAATAGCAGAACAGACCGTCATCATAGATGACCAGTCCGCCGAAGGTGCTTCCCGCCGTGTATGTGTACCGGTCGGGTTTATCTGTCGGAGCGTATACATCCGGGAGAAAGGCGTCAATCGCTTCCGGGACGGTATATGTCCGGCAGAAAAGTCCGACAGGTCCGTTCTTTTTTGTCGGATCCTGCTGCTTCTCCGTCCTCTTCTTCCGGATCTGTGCCTCGTCCGGACAGGTCGGCCACTGAGATATATCACGCCAGTCCGCATACCTCCCCAGTACCTCATCCGGGTCAAGCGGCGCGTCGTCGTTGTATTCAAATTCATAGGTCCCGTCGCGGCTACAGGACGGCCAGTACATCAGGCGTGACGGCTGGAACGTCGTGCTGTCGAAGAACTCAAGCCCGATCTCCTCCGCCAGCTTCCTGCTGACCGCCTCGTATTCCTCCGCGCTGACCGTCCGTTTCAATGGGACGAGCATACGGAGCCGTGGCTTTTCCGGCTTATGCTTATGCGTCGAATAGATGCACCAGGCTATTGGCTGTTCCAGGAGCATCCTGTCTGCCAGGTCTGCCGGCGCATTATCCAGGTCGAAGCTGATCATGCTGCGGAGGCTGACGGTTTCCGCCGTCCGCCTCCCGTCCTTCAGCACTCCTCCGACGAAGCCTCCGATATCCTTGATCCTGTCCTGCTGCGATCTTGTCATCGCCAGGTATTCTGCCTGCGTTTCCTGCGTGACTGTCGGCGTTTTCAGCCGGGAAAGTAGAGCACTCCATTTGGTTTCCCGGTTCTTCCAGGTTTTCTCGAATCGGCTTTGTCCTGTTGAAATCCACAGCTTCGGGTCATGCTGTAGCCCTGATACGGCATCCCTAATTGGTACTATAACAGCCATCTGCCTATCTCCTTAATCTGTATCTGGATCCGTAAACGTGATTCCTGTTGCTATCGGCCGGTTCTTTTTCCCGTTTGCAGCCTCGTCTGGCAGCACCTCAACCGGGGTAAAGGACACTTTTGCTCCGATTTTTACCAGTCTGCGCCAGTTCTTTTCCGCCCATTTCCTGTTGATACAGCACTTTCTCGCTGCAAAGTATTCGCGTCCATCGTCACCTTTAACAAAGAAGAAGCCCGCCGAAAGACTTTTAAAGGTCTTAACTATTGTTCCGTCCATCTGTTACCTCCCTGGTTATCTGATGTTCTTGTCCAATGTTCTGATTATGGAATCTGCTGTCATTCCATCCGGGAGAAGCCATTCCGGGCACTCCCTCCGCGGCCTTTCAAGCTTCGCCCGGTTTTTCTGTGTCCGCTTTTTCCGGTATGCATTCAGTGCAGCAGTATAGTCCTTCCGCCAGGATGTAAGTAGTGCCTCTTCAAGTCTGACCGCGCCTTCCGTTGTGATCTCTCCCCTGCTGCGCGGGAACCGGACTACCCGGTCATATTGGTCGATCTGTATAGGCCTGTATGGCCTGCTTGTTCCCAGAGTCCAAAACTCCCCGGTGTAGAAGCCGACTTCAACCTTCCAGCGCATTACTGTGCGTACCTGCTTCCCTTTTTCATCGTTTATCTTTGACACCCAGTGTGTGATGACCAGATGCCAGTCCGTGTCCTCCGGGATGGTTTCCGGACTTGTTGCCTGCTGCATCCGCGCGTCTGCAATGGCCTCGTCAAAACTCAGGAAACCCGGTTCCTGCCTTTTGTCAGTCCTTTCTGTAGAAGTCATATTCATGAGACCTCCCTGTACAACCGTGTCAGCCCATCATCGAACACTACGCGGATCCAACAGGGGTACTTACCAGCGTAACTTTCTACAATCGTCCGGCGGATCCTTGCGTGGCTAGCTTCGCATTCCTCGGTCCTCGGCTCTTTCCGGGCTGCGGTAAGATTTCCCGCACAGTTCGCACTTGTAGTAACGTTCTTCAATCATTCGTTTTGCCTCCCGCCCATCTCATAATGTCTTTTGCTGAGTACTGCATATCCAGAAGGAAGTACTGCGTATGTAGTGCCTTTTCCCAGCAGGCCGCCTTATAGGTGATCGCGATACCGAGAGACGGTGTGTCGTCATGTCCTTCGAGCTCATACGGATCAGATATGTCGAACTCGTCTCCGGGATCCTTATAGTTTTCTTGAAAGGCCCAGATTTCCCGCATGATCCTGCCGACACCTTTGTCCAGGTCATCCACGATGTCGAGGCAGAATATCGCGTCTTCTGAGTCTTCGAGCACCACGAAGAGCAGCTTGCGGTCAGTCTTTTCTGTAGAACTCGCATTCATAAGTTCCTCCTTTGAGCGGCAGTCCCGGCGCCCAGTCGATCGGGTCAGCCATTATCTGGTCAATCACCTTGGCCGCATCCTTGTCTTCACGCGGGACGTCGAATATCATCTCATCATGCACATGGAAGACCACATGGTAGCCGAGTCCTTCCAGACGCATCATTTTTTCCGCAAGGCAGTCGCGTGCGATGCTCTGAATAACGTTCTCCGTCAGCTTGCCACCGTATGTTTCGGTCCTTTCCCATTTCCGGGTTGTCTGGTTCTGTGTCATGTATGTCAGCCGTGGTCCTGTGTCCGAGTCCTTCACGATTGGATCCCAGTACGATATATCCCGGCCGTATGGAAGTCGGATACGAAGGACAGGTGTTCCGCCTATCAGCTGCATATGGAGTATCAGGGGCGATGCCCCCTTTATCGTGACGCGCTGTGCGCCGGATCCACTGATACTCCGGATCGCGGCGCGCTCCAGATTTCTCCAGAGCCTTACGATGTTCGGCGATTCAGCACGCCATTGCTTCACGATCCCCGCCATCTCCTCCTCCGGCACTGACCCGGTCGTGTCCATGCTCTTCATGGCACCGACAGAGCCCTGGTAGCCTAGGGCCAGCTCCGCGACCTTCCCACGCTGGCGGAGACCCCCATTTACCCCGTGCTTGACCACGGGCACATGGTAAATGCGGCTTGCCGACTCACAGTAAATATCCCCTCCGTTGCGGAACACGTCGAGCCGCCAGGATTCCCCGGCGACCCAGGCGATCACGCGTGCCTCGATCGCTGAGAAGTCGCTTACGACGAAGCGGCAGCCGGGTGAAGGGATGAACCCGGTTCGTACAAGCTGTGAAAGGACTTCCGACGGGTCCCCGTATAAGAGCTCCATGGCGTCGAATTCGCCGTTTTTAACCATAGCCCTGCAGACATCCAGTTCACGGTCGTCCATCGTGTTTCTGGCCAGATTCTGAGGCTGCAGAGCCCGTCCGGCCCATCTTCCGGTATGACCGCCGTAGAACTGCATGAGTCCGCGTGCGCGGCCGTCCGGGCAGGCGATATCCAACATGGTCCGGTACTTCTTGATAGACGTTCTTCCGAGAGACTGCCGGATCTCCAGAACCTGGCGCACATCCTTCGGGAGAGCCCCTGAAAGCAGGTCCGATATGTCCGCCTTTGTAAGGCTGCTGACCTTGATACCCTGGCCTGCTAGCCATGGTTTAAGCTGGTCAAGGCTGTTCGGATTCTCAAGCCCTGTGATATCCCTTGCCTCCATGGCCAGACTCTCCTGATGACTTGTGTTGTAATCTACGATCTTCCGGGCCATGTCGACATCCAGAAGTACGCCCCGGTCATTGATCCTCTGATCTGTGTCCCAGAGCTTCTCTTCTTTCGCGATTGGACGGTTCTGCTTTCCGATCCTCTGCAGAATTGCCTGCTCTGTGACAACATCCTGCTTGTTGTATTCGATGAAGAGCTTCCACTTTTCCGGTGCCTGTCCGGGCAGGTTCCGCAGTCTTCCGCCGTTAGCCTTGGTTGGCCTACATGGCTTGCAGAAGTATTGGATCAGCGCTTTTCCTGTCCTGTCCTTCTGCTCATCCTCCGGAAGGCCAAGAGCGGCACCAGCGGCTGCAAGGGACCTTGGCAGGCCTGCCTGGACAGCCAGGATCATTGTGTCCCGCCACTCCTCCGGAGGCATCGGTCTGCCAAGGTACTTTGCCAGACAGGTCCGCTCGAAATTTGCGTTATATGCGGTCTTCGTGACCTCCGGATCCATCAAACCTCTCAAAAAATCGTCGATCACTGGATTCAAGTGCACCGGTTTCGGATTGTCCTCGACCCAGTGACGGATTGCCGGCTCATGCGCTGTGCAGTCGATGCAGCGTACGTTGTCATCATTAGAAAATTTGTATCCGATCAGCAGGATCGTGAAGTCAGGCGCTTCACTATATGCGTATGCGCCTGACTTGATATCAACAGAGCTGAACGTTTCCACATCGATCGCTAGCTCGATTGCATCAGATGATGTCGTCATCGTCTCCATCCTCAAATTCATCTGCAAATGCGGCCTGTGCAGATATTCCTGATCCGCCAAGACGCTCGCCGTCGCGTGTCTTCAGGACGTTGTTAATCCCGCAGGCAATGCCATTGTTGCCTGTATTGCTGTAAGGGTAGAAATTGATATCGACTTTCGCGTAGTCGCCTGACTTCAGCTCCTCAGGGTCAATGATCTCGGCGCCCCGCCGGTCAACCAGACCGGGCTTCCGGTTGCTGTTGGCGTTAAGGAAAAAGCAGCCCTCATATTCCGGGTTCTGGTCAAGATCCTTCTCAGCGTCTCCGTCCCTGAGCGGGTTGTGAAGGCTCTTTGGGACCTTTCCGCTCCATTTACTTTTCGCGCCTATGGCCGTTGCATTTCTCACGGCATCCTGGATCAGTTTGATCGTCTTCTTATCCTCCTTATCGACCAGAATGCAGACGCTATACTTTGCGTCCTTGTTGGGGTCCGATGAGTACGGCGTGAAGAGATGAGCATATGAAAGACGGACCTCTCCGGTTACAATTTCTGTTTCACTGAGTACTTTTGCCATGGTTTTATCTCCTTTTTTATTCTTGATCGATTTCATCAGCGAAGACGTCCTTCGCAGTCATTCCTGTACATGCCGGCCTTTTGTCAGACTCCGGCACCAGCGTCGGAGCTCCCGGCGGTTTCTCTGTATATGGACCGAGTATTTCAGAAAATGCCTTCTTCCCCATCATCCTTTCGATCGCAGAAAGGGACAGCATCCGTGACTCGTAGAGCATCGGCTTTTGATAGCCTGCCCGTTCAGCTGCAGCAACAAGGTCGGCCTCCTCCGCAGTGAACTTCCGGATGGACCGGCCCTCTACAAGTTTCCATCCCGGGATCTTTCCGCCCTCCATAATGGTCTCCTGGGCAGCCTCCCGAAGATCCGAGATCCACTTCTCCAGATCCGTTGCCTGCCGCAGCACGGCCCCGATCTCGCTGTCTGACAGGGTGTGCTGATCCATAAAGTCCTGCAGTTTCAGGTAGCGCTCTGACCGGGTTCTGCAGGTTTTCTTTACCGGGCAGAATTGGCACCAGTCTCCGGCCATAAAGGGCGCGTCATCCTGCTCGGTTAGCCGGGCTGCGGGCATTACCGTTTCGCGCCCCCACGTACGCAGATCCTCGGCACTTATGCAATCGGTGGAGATGTTATAAAGCCGGGGCTGATAGATTGTCATCCGGACTGTTTCGACGTCATAGACCATATCCAGCATCTCCAACATCCCGAGTGCGTACAGCCTGAGCTGCGGATTGCCTACCGTATCAACCCGTACGCCCTTGCCATACTTGAGGTCAACAATGTGGATCTGCCCGGTCTGGGCAATCGTCACATCAGCTGTACCAAAGCCTCCGGGGATATACTCCGAAAGATCTACCTGCTGCTCACTGTAGATCCTGGCCGCGGGATCCCCCGTACACGCGGTTACGTACTGATCCCGCAGCCAATCCACCATTTCGTCGATATTGGCCTTCAGTGACTTTGACGTCTCCCCCAGGCTGGGGTGATCACGGTAGAAAGCAGCTGCCCGGTCAAGTGCAGCAGCCATGCCCTCCTTATCTTGCTTGACTGATTCCTCCAAATACTTGTGGGCGATAGTCCCCTCATCCGCATACGGGCCCGGCGTCTGGGTGAAAAATTCGGAAAGTCTGACACTTCCGGGGCAGTTGAGCCACCGGTGCGCCGAAGAAGGGCTCAGGGTAGCATGTTTCTCAGGCATTAGATCCCTCCTTCAAGGCTTTCAACTTCTGGTAAAAGTCTGCGGCTGCCTCCGGCTTTGCATCCAGCAGCTTGGTAACGCTTTTTGCTCCGAAGGAGTCAAGAAGTGACCTCAGCTGTGCTCTCCTTGATTCCTTCTGTTCCGGATGATCTTCCGCCCTGGCATACTCTGCCGCGAGTACCTTTACCTCGCTCGGGCTCGGGACGCGCTCCTGTACGGCGTCAGGTTCTGACTTGTCCTCTGGCGTTGCTGGCGCCTCTTTTACCGGCTCTTCAGCTTCCGGTGCGGGGATAGCAGGCTTAGCTTCCGCTACGGGCCCTGCAGGCTCCACGGGCGATTCTGCCAAAGCCCGTAGCTCTTCGTAGAACACTGCGGTCTCTTCAGGCTTAGCCTGGATCAGCTCTTTCACGCTTCTTGCGCCGTGTCTCTTAAGCAATGAATTCAGCTGCTTTTGTCTGGCTTCCCGCTGTTCCGGATGATCCAGGGACGTTACGAATTTCTTTGCGAAGTCCTTCACGCTTTCAAGATCAGGTCCTCCTGCTGTCCTGGTTCCGCTGCTGATTCCCGCGAATCTCTTCGCAAAGTCCAACATTTCATCATATGAGTTAAACGTTGCATTGATTGTCATTGGCCCTACCTCCTTATTTTCCAACCTTCGTTTCGGCCCATCTATGCAGGTTGTACCGGTCACCAATCGGCGGCATGGTCAGATACTGCCTTTCCGGGAAAAGCATCGACAGAGCTGACTGGTTGACCACGTAAAACGCGATTCCGATCAGCGCCGTGACCCCCATGCCAGGCTGGCTTCCAGGCCGCGTCAGTGACAGAAATCCCGCTGCAAGCCCTGCAGATACAACCTTGATCAAAATTTTCCTTTTCATCACTTTTCCTCCTCATGCGCCGGTCTGATCATCAGCTGGCTCCATTGCCCAACCTTCCCCATATCAACCACCGGTCTTGATGCCGGTGCATTTTTCAAAGATCACCGCATCAAAGTTGGGTAAAGCCTTGATCACATTGCGGTCATGTTCATTCAGACCATCCCACCAAATTTGCGCATTGTCGGATTCATCCAGATTTTTCAGGTAACCGCCGGTTGTCTCATGTTCAGGGTGTGCCGCCTTTTCTTCATCGGTCATATCATCTGACCAAATCCATTCAACAACCCACCGGGGAATTCGTTCTAACAGATACCGGGCATCCATAGACAGCCATTGTCTATAAGTGATTCCTGAAGGTTTGTTGAACATGAATATTTCGGGTTCTTCAGTGTTGAAACAGCCGTTTGAAAAAGAAGTTGCGTTCCAATCGCCGCTGTTGCAGTTGCCGCTGTTCCGGTTGCCGCTGTTCCAATCGCCGCTGTTCCGGTTGCCGCTGTTCCAATCGCCGCTGTTCCGG